CCTCGGATCTATATGCAATACGGCCCACACTCTGAGGGATATAGACCATGACAACAGGATCAACCCAAATATCAAACGAAAACTACCATGCTGATTCTGCTATATCAGCATCAATGCAAAAGGTAATGGTTGCTCATGGCCCTAAAGCTTATTGGAACTCTTTTCTAAATCCAGATCGGCCAGAACATAAGCCAACAAATGCCATGCTCTTGGGAACATTGACTCATTGTGCGATTTTAGAACCTGATGAACTGGACAAGCGTTTTATTGCTGTCAGTTCCAGAACTACAAAGAAAGGTAAGGAAGAGGCTAAAGAGGCTGAAGAAAAAGGTATGACGGCTGTTACTGAATCTGATATGTCAAATGCCATCAAAATGCGTGATGCTGTATTTGCTGAACCTTATGCCAAGAAGTTGTTAAGTTTTGGTGTTGCTGAAAAATCATACTGGTGGGATGATGACATTTCTGGCATCACCTGTAAGTGCCGACCAGATTGGTTAAACAAAGATACTATTGTTGACTTGAAGACCAGTAGATCAGGTGCAAATCCAAGAGACTTTGCAAAGGCAGTGGCAAATTTCAAATATCATTTGCAAGCGAAACATTATCTTAATGGGATTCCACAGGCCAAAAGATTTATTTTTCTTGTAGTCCAATCTGAATATCCATTTGATGTCGGTTTATGGGAACTTGATCAAGATGCATTGCAAGAGGGTCAAAACCTTAGTAGAAGTGCATTAGATAAAATTGCTGAATGCCGCCTGTTAGACGACTGGCCTAGCTGGTGCCAAACAGGTGTTCAATCTTTATCCTTGCCCCGATGGGCATTTACAACCCCCTTAGAAAAATGAGTTTTAATGAAGAACAGAAAAAACTGTTAAATCAAAAAATTAACAAAAACAATGTCTCTTTCCGTAGTGGTGGAGGCGGTCAGCAATTAGCTTATGTTGAAAGCTGGCACGTTATACAGGAAGCAAACCGCATCTTTGGTTTTGATGGCTGGAGTTCTGAAACTATAGAAACATCTTTAGTCTTTGAAGATCCCAAATGTGTTTCTTATATTGCAAAGGTAAGAATTACAGTCGGTAATGTTATCAGAGAAGGAACTGGGGCTGGGCATGGCCGTATGGGTGGTGTTGGTGATAAGCATGAATCAGCAATTAAAGAAGCTGAGAGTGATGCCAGAAAACGTGCATTAATGCAGTTTGGAGATTCCTTTGGCCTTTCTTTATACGATAAAGATAAGGCATGGTTAAGAACTGAGGACAGCAGACCAGCTACCACCTCAAGTAATAAACCAATAGAAAGATCTGAGAGTGATAAGTTTATTCGTGAATGTGAAGCTTTTATTAATAAGCCAGCTAACAAAGATAAGCTTGGTTTATTAAAAACAAATATCTCAAAACGATATGAAACTAAAGCTATTAGTGAAATTCAAAGGGATGATTTATTAACTCTTATTTTAG